GTTTCCACACGTCCTCAGGAAAATCCACGCCATCAGGGTAACGTTCTGTGTGAATCTTGTCTAAGAATTGCTTCTTCGACTTGTTCCACGGAAATCCCATCGAGCTGTTCGTGTTGAGCTTATCAACGAACTTCACACCAGGCAAGCCATTGACGGCTGCCAGATCTGAAAGTTCGACAAGACTACCCTGCCAGTTGGCGGGCAACCCTGCCACGATCTCAGTCAAGAAAGCGCGCTTGCACTTATCCAAGACCTCTCGATCGTAGTTGACAGTTGGAACAACCATCTCTTGCACATTGTTGCGAATTGGTTCCCACCCGTCCATTGCTGGTTGGGTGTAGCCACATGCTTCGCCATAGTGCTCTTCCATCACCTCCCGAAGAGGGGTAGAAGTCACTTTCGACTTAGCCTTGGGCAAGAACCCTGGCAACCTCCCGAACTGCTCGGCAGACCCCTTTTCAATGTATCGAAACACACTTTTGGGGTGCGGCGCAAGGAGGATGGGCGAACCTTGAAGCGACAGCAGGGGAGACCCCTCGCCGCTAACCACGGTTGCCTGTGGCTGCACCTGCTCACACAGAACATCCAGTTCCGACTTGAGAATGCGCATCACACCAGCCTTGTTTTCGTATCCTGCAACGTGCATGCCAACAAAGGCGTAGCCACGCGGAGTATACGCAAGGTACAATGTACCGCAGTCGCCACCACGTGTAACTTCTGAGCAGTTGCCCACGAACACCGGGAATTCTCCCTCAAGATCCTTCAGCGGCATCTCGAAAAGCGAGACTCCATGCATCATGCGATGATCACACTCTCCGGACTTGCTGCGTCCCAAGCCGACCATCTTGTCGACTGGAATGATGTTCTCACACCAGAACTTTGAAAGGTCTCGTGCAGGCGCCATTGACGCAACGTGAAGGACAGCCAAGTCACGACTCGCATCACATGCGAAATCGCTCTTCTTGACCGTCAACGTGATCGCGGGGCACACGCCATCGGCTCGCATACCCCGAAGGATAGTGAGCTCCAAGTGTTCCCCCTTCAGCGTGTGGTTGTTAAGCACCAGGGTAGAACCCCGATAGAAGAAACCACGTGTGTTGCCGCGATACGGTCCATCCAATGCCTTGATGGCAACGGAGACCATATTACGGGCGAACAGATCACGCATCTCTTCCGGCTGCTTACCAACTAAACTCGTGGCTGGTAGCGGTAGATCGAAATTTTGCAACTCGACCACATCGCGATACCAAACATTGGCTGTTGGCTCCTGCTGGAGATCATCCTCAGTAGTGCCCAAGACGTTTCCTTGTGCCTCCATTTCCGACTCATCCGTCTCAGACGAAC